CATCACGCTGCTCTTGATTCGTTCGACCTTGCCAGCCTGTGATGCGATTAAATTCTTCTGAATTCTTTTTGGTTTTAGTTGGTCTTACCAACACCACCGCCAAGCCCAATGATTCAGCCATTTCTACGAGTAATTTTCCTGTCGCATGGTTCTCACCTACTCTTTTGGAAATCTGCTCACTAACACGCTTAGAATGCCCACTTCGAAAGTTGGCTTTCTTGTTTTGCCACCCTGCTTCAATGACCACTTTGTTAATTTGATCTTGATAACTACGGAATAACTCAACAGTTTCAGCAAAGGTTAAATTCTTCAGCTCGAATGCCTGTCCTAAGACAGCTACTCCTGATTTTTCCAAGTCTGGATCAATGCCGATGATGAGGCCTTTAGGAATTTGCATTGTTGTCCTCCTTGCCTGATTCAAACCAGTCGATCAAAGATTTCAATCTCTGACTTGTTATGAGACCGTCGTAATCGCGATTGTGTACACAAACCAAATCTTCATAGTGCTCGCCAACTTTTGATTTTTCGCAAAGGTATATAACTTCATTGCCTTGACCCAAGCATCCCAAACTTAAGACTCTTCTTCTGCCTAGGTCATAAACGAGAGTATTCATAATTGTTGGGTGAGGTAATTCTTTAAATCCCATCTCCAAAGCTTCTGATCTATTCATGCTCACCTCGCAAAACCTCTAATATTTCAGCAATAAAATTTGCATATTCTCTTGGTGTTGGCGTACTTACTTGATTATCAAAAAAAGAATTAATTGATTCACAAGCCTCTTCAATCCGCTTGTCTTTCTCTTCAACTTCAGCCTTTTGCTTAGCAAGCAACTGTGTTTGATTTAAGAGGGCTTCGGTCATTGCGTCGAATTCAGCCTGTCTTGATTGCCAAGACTTCCAAGACATTTGAACTGGCAATACTCGATAAACTTCACCATCTTTGATAAACAAGCCATCACCGTGAATAAAGCGCATGTTTGCGTAGAAATTTTGGCTTGCAAACCATTCTTCAAACTTATCCATGACGTTCTGCCTCCTCATCTCTGAATTCGCAAATCGTGCACTGGTATGTCTTATGCGAATCACCATAAATAGTGACATCTTCAAAATTGTGGTTGCAGCCTAAATCCACCTCATTACCACAATGAATGCAAAAACTATCATTGGCACTATGCTGGCTTTTAGTCATGTACTTATTGCAAGACCAGCATTTTATTTGTTCGTCATGCTCTGCAATGGCGGTGCAAAGACTGTTTAAGTCTACCCAAGGATTTACATTAAATTCTTCAATCCACTCGCCACCTACTAGGCGCTGTGTATTAAAACCAACCTGACGAACATATTTTTTTCGTACTAAGCACCACTTAACTGGAAAATTAGATTCAGGCGCACCCTCCACAATCTCCCTCGCCTTCTCAATCCCGCCCACTTTCTCAATCAATTGAGAGTTGTTTATAGTTGTCATACCGCCACCTCGAATAAGTCAGGCTGAGTTACAGGCTTGTACATCGCCCTTAACTCGCTAAGAGTTGTAATTTTGCATGATTCATTTTTAGGAACATTTCTATTGAAATTTGAAAACCACATTGATTCTGTGTAGGTAATTACTTCCATGTGTTTAGACCTTTCCCATTGCTTATTCCACAACACTTTCCTATATCCCAAATTAATAAGCGCTTGAATAACTTCTTGAATAGATTGATTTTCGGTTATCTTAATTTTCATACTTGTAGGTTTTGATTGACTCACACCCCACCCCCTACGCTTTCCACGTCTGCAAAATATTCATTAATGCGCTTACCAATCCACTGCATTACTGGTACAGCCATAGAGTTACCTAATGCTTTATATCTATTACCCTTGGATGCGCCAGGAATGTTTGTGTAGTGATCAGGAAACCCTTGTAAGCGTTCAGCTTCTATTTCTGTTAGATAGCGTGCAATGTATTGATAAACAACACTTGAGGGTACTATTCCGCCCCCACCGCTTGAGCGCAGCGTTCCATTTATTTGTTTTGAAATTTTAGGGGTAGTATCTGCAATCATTGCGTATGCAGGTTCGCAAAGAACATTTTCTTGACCATTGTTTCTGCCTAAGCAGTGGGCAGTTTTTGTGCTTGAAATAGGATCTTGTGTTCCATGAATAACGACACCATGTCTGTCCATTTGAGTAAGCGTTGGTGCTTGCTCTGCTCTAAAACCTATGCCATTTCCACCTGAATTAATATTTCTACCTATAATATTTCCTTGAATACCGTAACTATGAAGCACGTAACCTCTATCATTGTTACTAAGTAGAGTTGCTGATTTTTCTTCTGTAACTGCAGCATTTGAATTGCACCCACCTACACCAATTGCATGCTTTATGTAGTAGTCGCCACAAAACGCTTCTTGATTACCTAGCCATTTCTTTTGACCATGGGATGCAAGCAAAGGCGGAACTATTGAATTTCCGCTAACCGTTTCGCTTGTTCTGTTAAGGTGTGTTCCACTATAACTGGCAGTATTTTCCCTCTTGCCTTTGCTCTCCTTAATATTCCCAAACATGCCTTTTCGCTCAAAAAGTATTTCTGCGATACATTCTGTTCGAGCACTTGCGACAACAAACACACGCTTGCGTCGTTGTGCGAGTCCGAAATATTGAGCATCAAGGACTCTCCAAGCGATTTGTCGTTGTGGTCCAAACACACAACCAGCGTTTGTCCACTTTTTCCCTGTCGGTTGTAGCTCACACCCTTCGCCTGACAATGCTCCCAAAAAACATCCGAAAGCATTGTCTTTGGTGTTAAGGACTCCTGGCACGTTTTCCCAAACAATAATGGCTGGCTCAAATCCCCGAATAGATCTTGCTGAATCAATTTCATTGGCTAATCTCACAAACTCAAGGCTTAACTGTCCTCGATCATCATCTAAAGAGTTTCTCAACCCGGCTACAGAAAATGCTTGGCATGGTGTTCCACCAACCAAAATATCTGGTGCTTCTACTTCGTTGTTTTTTATTTTTCCAGCAATGGTGGTCATATCCCCAAGATTGGAAATTTCAGGATAGTGATGCGCCAAAACCTGACTAGGAAATTTCTCAATTTCTGCAAACCAAGCAGGTTTCCAACCTAGAGAGTGCCAAGCCACGGTTGCCGCCTCAATACCTGAACATACTGATCCGTATCTCATACCAACTCCCCTTGCATCATTTTTCATAGCACTCCACCCTCTACAATTGATGTGAAACGGCAGATATCTAAGCGATCTTTAACTCTCACCACACCACGCTTACCATGTCGATTTTTAGCAACAATGATTTCAGTCACACCTGTAGGAAGTTCATCTTCTCCATTAATCGGATGTACTAAAATGATTTGATCTGCATCCTGTTCGATCTGACCTGATTCTTTTAAATCTGAAGCTTTAGGCCGTTTTCCTTTCTCTGATTCACGATTCAACTGAGCCAGTGCAATCACTGGACAATTGAATTCTTTAGCCAATCCCTTAAGGTCTCGACTGATTGAGCTGACTTCCTGATAACGATCTTTCTTTCTTGGGTCTCGAATGAGTTGTAAGTAATCAACGACGATACAACCAAGTTTTTTGTATTTGCGACGAGCCTTTCGTGCGTATGAATAAATCTCCGCAATTGTTGGCTGTTGCTTGTCTTCAATGTGAATTTTTAACTTGCTAAATTTATGCTGTGCCTCAGCAAAGTCTTTGAGCATTCCGTCATAAAGTTCAGCATTGTGGATGTTGTCATAAGGAATACTGGTCAAAGCCGAAATACAGCGATTTGTGAATGTTTCAACGTCCATTTCTGCCGACACCACTAGAACCGATTCTTCATAGCGCAATGCAGTCTGAATCGTTATCATTTGAGCTAGTGTTGATTTACCCGAACCAGGGCGACCACCAACCACGCAGAAATGACCTTTTTGAATTGTGCCAACCGAGTCATCAACCGATTTCAAATTGAATTGCACACCTGAGAAAGTTTTATTTACCTTCGCCTCAGCTTTTGCCATCAGTTGCTTGCCCGATAAAACCAAAGCTTCCTCAAATGTAAAACTTGTCTTTTCAGCCTTGTCGCTTCCAGTTGATCCATCAAGGATTGTTTCAGCAGCGATATGCACATCAGGGATTGTTAAATCTTTTGCGATTTCAGAAATGCTGTATCCAATTTTCTCAACTTCACGATGTGCCTTGAATTTATTCAACTCAGCAACGTAGGTTTCTAGGTTGTAAAAACTTGAAGGTGCTTCACTGGTCATTTGCTGCAAGTAAGCAGTACCGCCGATCAAGTGAAGTACATTTTTCTGATTCAGTTGTTGTTCAACCATCACCAAGTCATATGGCTTGTTTTCATGTGCCAATTCTTGAATGGCATTGAATATTTGCTTGTGTCGTTCAGGAAAAAAACAATCGACATCAACGTCATTGGCAACGGTTTCATAAGATTCTGAAACGGTCATCAATGCGATCAAAACCGCTTGTTCCATTGGGATATTGTGAATATGCGACATTACCAATCCCCCATGTCTTCAGTGAAGTTTTGAGGAATATTTGCAATCATGTAATTTGGATTTAGGTATTCAGGATGGGATTTCACGTGACGTTCAAACTTGTCGATAATCCATGTTGTAAATTTATGAAGTTTTTGGGAGTCATTCAGGTGTCTGCCACTGCTTCCATCAAAATATGAATTAAATGAACTCAACTCAAACTCAAAATTTGGTAATCCAAAAATCAATTCAAGATTTTTTTCATGACCTGCAATTTTAATTTTTGTTTCAAGTGATTTTGCTTCTGGAATCCAGTCGTGTTCACAAGAAAGATTCAATGGGAGATTCCCTGAGAGATTCTGTGTACCGTTTTTGGTACTGCAAAATGGGAAATTTGGTACTGGTTGATGGGAAATTTGGTACTGGTTACCCTCTTCACCTATCCCATTTTTGGTACTGGTTGATTGGTCTGGTGTACCGTTTTTGGTACTACTAGAGTCATCTTCACCTGTACCGTTTTTGGTATCGCTTGGAGTATTTTGTGGTTCATCATGGCGACCATAAACACCGACCAATTGATAAACTTTTACACCTTTTCCACGCACTTCACCTGTGTGAAAAATGAATCCTAATTTTTGTAAATCATCCAAAGCCTTCATCACGGTTTTGCGATCAAGACAGGTATCTTTAGATAATCTTGAGATGCTTGGGAAACACTTATGATCATCCCCAGCACGATCAGCAAGACTAAGCAGAACAACACGACGAGGAGCAGTTTTAACATCAGCACGCCATGCCCAATTCGTTGCATCAATGCTCATGCGCTTACCCCTTGTATAAATGCCCATAGTTCAGCCTTTGCAACTGCCACAGACTGAGCAGTCGGAAGTGAACGCTTTTCAGCGTGTTCTTCGACTGCCTTTTGAAATAAATAAATCTTTCTCTGTAGCTCAATGTCTGTTAAAATTTTATGCATATTCATTACTCTCCGGTGTGAATTAGAAGCCTGACACAACCCTTCATGTCAGGCTTTTTTAATGTCTGAGATTTGCTCATCCTCAATCCTCCCTATCAAACCCAAACGCTCCCTCTTCTTCCTATTTTTTTCTGCCCTTTCAAGCATTAAGCTAACTTCATGATATTCACCCATGATTGCTTTTTCTAATAGGATGACAGCCTGATGCGCATACTCATTACCACGTACATCTGCGATCAATCGCAAACGTTCCATCATGTCTTGAAGCATCTTCAATCGAAGATCTTCTTTTTCAAGGCTCATGGTGGTTCCTAAGCGGTTAATGTGTTTGATTTCGCGTTTTTGGTAGCAAGGAAAATATCTGGAAATTTAAGCTTCTCTTTAGAAGGAATACCTCTTACTTTCCAGTTTTGAACTCGCTGAACGCTATAACCAATTTTTTCAGCAACAGCAGTTGATCCGCCAAGTTCTTCAATTTTTTCTTTATCAGACATAACTTTTATCTCAAACAAGGTGTTTCAAACATCATAAACATTTTGTTTATAGTAGTCAAACATTGCGTTTAACACATTTTGTTTATTTTTGGGATAATTGCTATATATTTTAGAAGTGATAATCATATGCATGAGTCAATGGTAAGAGTTTTTCAGTTAGCGGAAGGCATGACCCCTACTCAGCTTGCATTAGCTATAAATGAGCTTCCTCAAACCATAACAAACTGGTCAAAGCGTGGAATATCAAAAGGTGGTGCAATAAAAGTGGCCACCTTATTCAATGCCGATCCCAATTGGATCATTAGTGGTGAAGAGCAAAAGAAATTTAAGGCTCTTAGTTTTGATGAGATTAAAAAGAAATTTGGTGAGCCTAAAGCTGCCGTTAATGAATCTGAGAATGATAACGGCATAAGATTCTATAATTTTGGAGATCCAGTTCCAGAAGGCTACACAGCAATTGACTATTTCCCTGAAGTCAAGGCTAGTGCTGGAAATGGCTATATAAATTTGGAGGAAGGCAGCCCTTACAAGTTATTCATACCTGATAATGAAATTATGATTTCTGGTGCTAGCGCTTCACATTGCAAGATTATTAATGTGGATGGTGAGAGCATGATGCCTGACCTATATCCAGACCAGAAAGTTTCAATTGATATGTCGGCAAAAAAGATTTATGACGGTGAAGTTTACGCATTCACAAAAGGTAGCGAACTCAAGATTAAAATTCTTTTTAATTGGGGTGAAGAAGGTCAAGGAGGATTCAAAGCAGTTTCAAGGAACCAAGATAAAATTCGTTATCCTGATGAATATTATTCCCCTGCTCAAATTGAATCAGATAATATTTATATAGTTGGACAGTTATGGTGGAAACAAGAAGTCAGAAAAGTGAGAAGATAGGTGTAAATATGAGTAGTAAACTAGCAAACCAAGTATTTGAGAAAATTCGAGAGTCAGCAAAGAATAATTCAGGGCTTTCATTAAGTCCTGATGAGGTAGAAATTCTTGCTGGCGAGTTAGGTAATTTTAGATATATTCCTGTTTATTCGATGCAGGATGTACCTCGTCTAATTGACGAAGGAATAATTAAACCAAGGAAGATTAAAGATAATGAATAACAATGATTTATTAATCAATAAAATTATAGATAAATTAATAGAAGCATCTGATAACAATAAAGAATTAACTCTGTTAGTTGAAGAAGTTCATGAATTAAGGAAGGAGTTGGGTGACACTGTTTTTATTCCAGTCATGACAATGGAAGAGGTTGCAAAGATGTGCGAGAACGGTGAGATAGGCGTATCACCTTTTGAAAAAGACAAATAAAACTGCGAACCCGACGCAGTCCTTAGAACAGATCGGGTGGAGAATAAAATGACTTTTTATGCTGTAAGTTATGATTTACACAAAGGTAGAGATTACGCAAAAATACGAAAAGGTATCGAATCACTCACTGGTAATTGGTGCAAACCATTGGAGTCTTTATATATAATAGAGTCAAGTAAATCCGCACCACAAGTGCGTGATTTCTTGTTGAGCTATATTGATAGTGATGATTCTTTATTTGTTGTAGAAACAAAAATACCTTTAAATTGGGCTGCAAGAAACATCCCGAAAGATTGTATTGATTGGCTCAAATAGGGGTGCCTTTACCAGAACAAACCCCTACACCATTCTCAAAATCTATTTGAGCTTTTAAGACCTGGTCGAGGTAGATTTGCATGCCATCTACCTTGACATCTTCCAGCAAAGTATAAGAACAACCCATAATTTGAACTTTGGTGCCTTTTGGTATTACTGCAATATTCTCACTCATAATAAACTCCATCTAACCCACCCTGCGTGGGTTTTCTTTTGTCTATTAAAACATATTAAACAAAATATTTACACAAATCGTTTAAATAACACTTGCACACTATAAACATTTTGTTTATATTCATCTCAC